CCAGTGTTCCCATACGTGGGTGCAGCTGGACTTATGGGTGTCAATGGTATGGGCTCTGCTGATATCACTGTTGCTAACACTTTCAACCCATTTGGCTTGAACCTTGTCGCAGATCGCAACTTTGCGGCTGGCACAATGGTTGTAGCTCGTGGCGCTGCTATCGAGTTCTATGAAAGCATCCGCGGATTGCTAACACGTGACGAACCATCAACACTGGGCAAGGTTATGTCGTACCACGGCTATGCAAGCCTTTTTGTTGCTGATGCAACTCAAGTACAAAAAATCGCATTAGCTTAGTCCGAAAGGCGGCTACCGCCGATGGCTACATACACAGTCACTTTCAAGCAACTGCTAGACAACTATGCAGTGCTACAAACACTGACCGATACTGAAATAGAGGTGGGGCAATCCATCACTGTTTCGGCTGTTGGTGCACCCTTTAACGGCACCTTTGTGGTCTATGCCATGCCCAAGTATGAGTACATCGGCATAGACACAGAAGGTGATCTGTTATTTAACAGCAATGTCAGTATTCCTAACCAGGTGCTTTTTGCTTGTACTGGTGCTGATGTTGGCCGCATTGCATCAAGTGGCACTATCACTTTTACGCAGGATTGCACATGGATAAGCATTTCCCAGCTGGTGACATATCTCGGCGTAGATATTGTGAACCCAAGCGATGACTACACGCTTGCTACGCAGGCTCGAAACGCTGCTAACGATTTTGCTTATCGGCGTAGGCAGGAGTCTGGCTATTTTGATAGTCTGACCACAAGCCCGGGCCACGATTGCACGCTGGGTACGCTTATGTATGCAGCTGCATTGTGGCGCGCGCGAGGCTCAGTACAGGACACTTTTGCTACGTTCGATGGTATGGGCTCAGCGCCCGTCAGTGCCATGACACCGATGATTAAACAGCTCTTGGGCATAGACCGCCCACAGGTGGCTTAATGCCTGCTACAGGGCTTCTCAACGAGGCTATGCAAGACCTCAAGGCCACACTTACGGCAGTGACAGGCATCCGTTGTGTCAGTGACCCCACAAAGATTGTGCCTAACTGTGTGTTTCTTGATGCCCCTAGTTTTGAGACAATCGCTGGTGGTGGCAACATTGTGCGCGTGACCATCCCAGTGCGTGTCATTGGCAGTGGCACCGCAGCCCAAAATGTGCTGGAAAACATCCTGAGCATCGTGGCTACAGTCCTTGGCTCAAGCGTTGTCATTATGGCTGGTCAGCCGTCATCACTAGAAATAGGCGGCGCTACCTACCCTGCCTATGATCTGCAAATGGCGATGCAGGCACAGAAACAATGACATACACAACTGCAGTAGTATTATCTGCTAGAACTATAAACAGATACGGCACCCGGCACCGTTTGACACAGGAGAACCAACGTGGCCACAAGCACTTACCTCACTAACCCAACCGTAAACCTTGCGCCCACCACTGGTGGTGCCAAAGTTGATCTGACAGACCAGTGCCGTAGCGCCACAGTCACACTTGGCGTAGACAGCCTTGAAAGCACCGCTTTTGGCGACACTGGCCATCGCTTCGTGCCGGGCCTGCAAACTGTTGCTGTAGAGCTTGAGATGTATTTGTCTTATGGCGCTGGCGAAGTCGAGCAGACATTGTTTGCCAATTTAGGCACAGGCACCACCGAACTAACCATCTCGCCATCAGGCGTCACAGAATCAGCATCTAACCCAGAGTTCACAATCATCAACATGCAGCTCGTGGACTACACGCCGATTACAGGGTCGGTTGGAGAGCTCTCAATGATTACCGCCTCGTTTATTGGCGGAACCTACACGCGAGACGTCACAGCCCCATAATCAAAGGAACCCGACATGAAATTAACTCTCAAGGTAGACACGGGCGAAGGCCCGTACGAAGTCACCACAAGCCTCTTTGTCATTGTGCAATGGGAACGCAAATATAAGCGCAAGTCCAGCACCATTGGCGAGCAGGGCATAAGCATTGAAGATTTAGCTTTTATGGCTTACGAGTCAAGCAAAGTGGCTGGCATCACAGTGCCCGTCATGCTCGATGACTTCATTAAACGCTTAGTGACTTTGGAAGTGGTGGACAATGATCCAGCAAACCCTACCCAAGCGGAACCTACCGCCATTCCCTAGCAAGTCTCTTAGTAGCCACAGGCTGGTGGCCACCTGCTGTAGAGTTTGATATTGCTGATCTAAATACCACGATTAAGCTGTTAAACGAAAGCCGAAAGCAATGAGCCTAGAAACAAGCGCCGAAATTACAGGCTTGAAGCAGGCACTGTCAGAGCTCAGCAAGTTAGACAAGTCAGCGCGCTTTAAGGCTGCCGCCAAGATTAAGGCCAGTAGCCCGGCAATGCTTGAGGAAGGCCGTAAGCAGTTTCCGTCAGAAATTGGTGTGAGCATGATTCGTGGCTGGGGCAACAAAGGCAGGCTGGGCTACAACAAAACTGCTGTGGACAAAGGTGTGCAAATTATGGTGGGCGGGCGCGCTCGATCAGGTGTAACACCATTAGTAACGCTGGTGCAGAAAAGCGCAGCTGGCGCAATGTTTAGCCAGGCAGGCACAAAAAACAACAGCCAATTTTCTGATCTGCTTGCCAATGTTTTTGGCAGGCCTCAGCGTGGCTTGTGGCGATCACGCGCTTTTATTGCAGAGCAAGGCACTGCTGACATTATGAAAGCCGTTGATGAAGTAATCGCTGACGCTAACCGCGCACTACAAGCAAGGACATCTGGCTAATGGCTATCTACCTACCAATCGTTACGCAATTTAACCCAAAGGGATTAAAGGAAGCTGAAAAGGGCTTTAAGGATTTAGAAGGCGCGCAAGCCAAGGCTAAGTACGCGCTCGGCAAAGCCAACAAATATGCAGCAGTAGCGCTTGGTGGTTTAGTTGCTGGCCTTGGTGATGCTGTCAAGGGTGCGATGGAAGATGAGCAAGCCCAAGCAATGCTGGCGCGTCAGCTACAGAAAACGACTGCAGCCACTGATGCACAAATTGCAGGCGTCGAGTCCTACATCACTCAGCAAGGCAAATTAAAAGGCGTTACTGATGATGAGTTACGCCCGGCACTTGCTGGACTTGTCAGAGCCACAATGGACATTGACGAAGCGCAAAAGGCCGCCAACTTGTCTATGGACATTGCAGCTGCTAAAGGCATCAGCCTAGAGACAGTCACTAAGGCTATGGAAAAGGCGTATGGCGGCAACATGACCGCCTTGGCAAAACTGTCACCAGAGCTACGCCAGATGATTAAAGACGGCGCAAGCATGGAAGAAGTAATGGCCGAGATGGCTGTCACTTTTGGTGGTGCTGCTACTGATTCTGCTAACACTGCTGCAGGCTCGATGCAGCGTTTAGGCGTTGCCCTTGGTGAGGCCAAAGAAGGTGTGGGCGCTGCACTGTTGCCGATACTTGAAAAGGCTTTACCGGTCTTGCAATCGTTCGCCACGTGGGCACAGGACAACCCAACACTAATCACGGCTGTAGCTGTTGCTTTCGGTGCTTTAGCCGCTGCAGTTGTTTTGGTTAATGCGGCCATGGCGTTAAACCCTGCAGTGCTGATCACGGCTGGCATAGTTGCATTAGGCGTTGCACTTGTAATGGCCTACAAAAAGTTTGACACTTTCCGCGCTGTAGTTAATGCTGTCATTAACCAAGTAGCCAGCAATTTTGAGTTCATGGCTAACGCGTTTATCACAATGATTAACGTAGTTATCAAAGGCATTAACTTAATTAAGCCTGGCAAAGACATTGGCTCGCTAGGTCAAATTAGCCTTGGCCGTTTAGGTGGTGAAGGTAGTGCAGCTGGTGGCGCTAACCCTGCAGGCCTTGACTATAAAGCCATGGCTACAGGCGGCATTGTGACTAGCCCTACTTTGGCCCTGATAGGCGAAGCAGGCCCAGAGGCTGTAATCCCCTTGTCAAAGGCTGGTGGCATGGGTATGAACATCACAGTAAACGCTGGTCTAGTTGCCACACCAGACCAAGTAGGTCAGGACATTATTGCTGCCATTCAAAAGGCCCAGCGCCGTAGTGGAACGGTATTTGCACCAGCATGAGCGTTCCTACAATGCAAGTGCTGGTGGGCTTTCAGAGCACCACAGGTTTCGGCACACCTTTCATGCTCGACGATGCTTTCTATGGTGTCCTTGACACTGCAGGGCGAGGCACCCTAGGTGGTGTCACCTTTGTTGATCTGACCAGCCTTGTAGAAAATGTCAGCATTACCCGTGGCCGTTCACGCCAGTTAGACCAGTTCAATGCTGGCACAGCTGTCATTGCTTTTGACAACGCCAGCCAAGTGCTTAACCCAAGCAACACCTCAAGCCCTTACTACCCGTTTGTACTGCCACGATGCCCGGTACAAATCTTGGCTAATGGCATACC